TTTCCGGCAACACGGTTGTGTTTTGGCCGTCGCTCAGGAGTAGTTCACTCATCGTCGTTTTCCATCTTTCGCACAAGGTCGGTTATGAAAGCATGAGCGCGTGAAAGACCCTGGATTTCACCCGTCATGAACTTGTACTCGGCATAGTCTTTTGCCGCACCTGAGATAAGCGCCTGCGCGATGGTTTCGCGGCGCTCTTCCAGTTCTTTAATAACTACGTCAAACGCAGTAGTCATGGTTACTCCTTAGCCTTGGGCTTTTGCTGCCGCATCATCTGCTGCTGAGCCCGTTGGGCGGATTGCTGCTGTTGCTGACGCAACTTCTGTTGGTGCATCTGCTCCTTGTGCTGCATGTCCTGCTGCATCATCATGGCCTTGGTGCGGGGGTCTTCGCCCTGGCTCTTTTGTGCTTCTAGTGCCAGTCTGGCTTGCTCAATCTGCAGCTTCCCCTGCGCAATCTGGAAGTCACGCTGACTGTCCGCTTCCTTGCGCTTCAGCTCCTCGGCCTTCAACTGCAGCTCGGCCTGTTTCATCTGAACCTCGGGGTTCTGCGCAATCTGCTGTGCTTGCTGCTGCTGGGCCTTCTGCACGTTAGTCTGCAGCAACTGCTGGGACGCCTGCGCCACGAGGCGACTGAGCTGAATCTCGGTGTCCTCATCCAACTCCGCATTAGGCGCTGTCATAGGCACGCCCAGTTGCTCTTCGATCTTGGCGCGGTAGTTAAACGCTACGTGCTGCGCAACGTGAGCCATGATGGCCCCCATCATCTGCTGCGCCATCGGCGTCTGCCCCAACATCTGCATGATCGACGGGTCTTGCATCATCGCCATGTGGGTAGCAATGTGCGCCTCGTGATCTTGGTAGATGAACGCCTTGGTCGGCTTACCCGTCAGGAACGCCATGTTCTCGCTGATAGGATCTTTTGGCGTCTGGTCATCTTCAACCGGGACCAGCTTTTCTGCGTTCTTGATACCCAAAACTTCCAGCATCTGCCGGTGAAGTTGAGGCAGGTCGTAGATCTGCGGAGCACCTTGGGCCAACTGCAGTGCAGCTTGATACTGCATGATCCGCTGCGCCATCGTGGCGGCGTTGGGATCAGACACAGGGATGACCTCCACCATGTCATAGTCAGACTGCTTGACCGACCGGTCCCCGCCTTCTGGTGTGTACGCGTAATCTGGCGGCAGGAAGTCCCGGATGATTCCCTTCAGGAGCTTGAACTCCATACGCAAGCTGGCGTGCACGCGGGCCTGCACTGCACTCATTGTCTTGAGCTGTCGCTCCAGAATCGCCAGCGTGGTACCCACCGGGGCTTGCGCCGACATGTCGCTGACCTTCAGGTCCGCAATAGCTGCCAGACGGCGACCGTCTTCCGTAATCTGCTGAAGCAAAGTCGCAAGAACTTGGCTCGGCTCTTTGTACGGCAGGGGCATGATGTTGTCCCTGACCGACCCGCTGGGAATGTCCACATCCCTGAACTCACCGGGGGCGATGGGCGTGTCGTCGCCCTTGATCCGAAGTCCGCGAGACTTCAGGCCACCGGGCAAATTTGACAATGTTCCGGCATCAACGAGCTGGCGAATGATGGAAGTGCCTGCTCGGGCGTAGCCGCCGATCAGATGGATGTACCCAAGTCCGTAGGCCCCGAACCCGGGAATGTACGTGTACTGCACAAAGTGTTGTCGCTTGAGTTTCTTGTCGTCGTCTTCGTTCCAGTTTCGTCGGATGGCGAGGACTGTTGAGGTTCCCCGCTCGATTGTGATGACGTATGGCAGTGGCACTTCATCTTCGTACCCCGGTAAGTCCCAGTCTACGTGGATCTCCAGCACCTGATACCGATCATCGTCGGTCAGCGTGTACCCTTGCTCCTCGGCTTTTTTCTTCTCAATGTCAGTAAAGAACCTGACAGGCTCGCCCAACTCCTCGTCCTTGTAGAACCCCGCTACCTGCAGCTTCTTGACCTCGTTCTCGGTCTTACGCATGACATGCGTCACGCGCTCGGCTGTGTACACGTTTGACGCCCCATAGGGCATGATGAGATCTTCAGCCGGGACAAACGGCGCTGCAGGCAATTCAGTGCTCGGGTTCGGGTAGATTTTCTTGAACGCAGCACCAGAAAGGCCAAGGGAGTACAGCATCCGCTCATGCTCGGACCTGTAGTCAATCATCCGCTCAGTCAGCATGTAGTTCATGTCGTCACGAACTCGTTCTGCTGCCTCTTCTTTCAGCCGGTCAACCGCCCCAATGATCTGCGTCTTGACCGGCCCTTGAGCCGGGAAGGTCTCAGTGATCATCTCGGACTGGAACCTGATAGTCGCTTCGGTCAGCAGCGGGCTGTACACCCCGCACGCGCCGTTCCACGGCTCAGTACGCTCCTCGTACTTCATGCCAAGGACCTCCAGCCCCTTGACAAACATATCTGTCCAGTCTTTGCGACTATTGATATCCGCGTCTACGAGGGAAACAAGGTCAGATGCCAGGGATTGAAGTTCCCCGTCGTCCATGTACTCAGCAAGATTTGCGTCAAATGTGTCCGCAGTCTTGGGTTCGGGCATCAGGTCGATCTCAAGTCCGTCCATTCCTACGCTGACGGACTCCGGGTTCTCAATCTCAATTTCAATGGCGGGCTCATCCGTCATGAGGCCCATATCGAGTGGGGCGAGTGCGGAGTCAAAGTTCGTAGCCATGTTGTTCCTCAGTAGTAAGCAGCCCTACGGCTGCTCTTGAAATACCGTACATCTTCTTTCTCGTCGGTAGGCAGTTGTACGAAACCACCCTGTCGGAACCGCATGAGTGCCATGACCGTGGAGTCCACCAAGTCGTCGTTTGCCATGAACGGGAACCCGGCAATCTCTTCCACAACCTCTTCAGCCCACCGTGTTTGCGGCACCCAGCACAGCTTTGACTGCACAATATCAGACACCGAGTTGAGTCGAGCGAGTTTATCCCCAGAACCCCTGTGCGGGGTGTATTCCTGCACGGGTAACCCAGAGCGCCGCATCTCTTGATACAGCGCCGTGCCGCTGGACTTCTTCTCCACGATAAACGAGTCAGGCTCCCACTCCTTGTACTCCTCCATCGCCAACCGCTTCAACTCCGGGAACTCCAGGCGTTTCTTGATGCTGTTGAGCAAGATGATGTTGTGGCACCCCTGCTCGTCGTTCATGAAGACACCCCACGTCGTCAACGCAGTGAAGTCCGCACGGTTATGGGACTCGGCAGCCGCGTCCAGGGACATGATCACGTACTCACATGGCGGTGGGGTATCGGATGTCCACTCCTGCCACCACTCCCGCTTGATGACCGACGCCTCTTCGGCGGTCGGGTTCTGCTGAAACTGCGCGTTCCACTGGAACAGCGGCATAGACGCCTTAGTCCGCAGCAGTGCAGGCACGTCATAGAACTCGGGCCACAGAGCCCTCTGGGAGCCATCTGGGCGGTCGAACAGGGCCGGGAACTCCACCACCTCATACTGGTCAGACTCAGGGTTCTGGGCCATGTCCCTAGTCACGCGCCCCGTCAGGTCGCTCAGGTGCCACCTTGTCTGGATGATGGCAACCCTACCCCCAGGCATCAGACGCGTACGCGCACCGTATGTGAACCACTCATACGCCTTGTCGAACACCTCAAAGTTACCGTTGATGATGTCCTGCTCATTGTGAGGGTCGTCTACCAGCAACAGGTCGGCACCCCGACCAGCCAACGCCGAACCTACGCCGCAGGCGTAGTACTCACCCCCGACGTTTGTATTCCACCGACCCGCTGACTTGCTGTCTTGCGCCAGGAACACCGTAGGATAAACTTGTTTGTACGCGTCGGTGTCGATGATGTTACGCACCTTGCGCCCGAAGTCCACCGCAAGATCTGACGTGTGCGAGACCATCAACACCTTCTTGGTGGGGTACTTACCGATGAACCACGCGGGGAAATAAATCGACACGAGCTGGCTCTTGCCATGCCGAGGCGGGATGTTCACGCACACACGGTCTTTATCGCCTTCGGCAATCGCCATCAGCATGTCAGCCAGTATACGGTGGTGCTTACCGACCTTGTAATCCGGTTGGATGTGCTTGCAGAACTCAATCAGGTCGTCCCGACAGTGCTGGGCTTGACGCCTGGAAGCCAAGGCTTCGGCAATTTGCAGGATTTCTTGCTGCTCCGACGAGTCAAACTGCTCGATATTGGCAACCAGAAGGTCAATATCCTCGTCTGACAGGTCGTCAAACGTATCCGCAGCTACTGCAGGTGTCAATTCAGCTCTCCAAGCTCTGCGTCAAGGTCTACAACCAGCGGAGCGTCGGAATCAACGACGTTTACGTCTTCGGCATCACTTTTTAACGCTTTGGACCGCAACGCATCGAGCTTTTCACGCAACGATTGCTTCAAATCGTCTGTCGAACGGTGGGTAACTGTCACTTCTGAGCGTTCTGTGAAGAGCCCGACGTCAGAAATCTTGCCCAACAGCTCCAACGCACGTATACGCACACGTGGATCGGGGTTTGAGGACTCCAAAAGCAGCTTGTTGGTGACGAATTGACGCACCTGTACCGCGTTTTTCACCACGGCGTGGCTGAATTCCTGCAGTGACTCGTCCAGTTGGAGGATTACGGCGGGGCGTAGGGACGAAAACTTGGCCGTGTTGACCATTCGGTTGGTGGATTCTTCGTTTGCAGCGAACGCGTGCATCAAATCACCGACAACTTTGTCGTCATCCGGCAGTGGAGCGAGCATTTCAGCGTCCAACCCATGCTCCGTAAGTACCCGCAGGGTGCGGCAGGCGGCAGAAGCACGCTCACGCAACGTGGCATGAGGCATCCCCTCAGGGGGAACGATAACCCCGAGATCCGGCGTGATGACCAATTCAGACGTGTCTGACATATCTCTTCGCAACTCGGCATGGAACCAAGCGTGATGCGGAACATACCATAAAAAATTGAAAACGCAAGGAGGTTGGGACTCCTACCGGGGGGTGTTCCCAAAGCCAAACGTAAAAGTTGGGCTTTGCGGGCGCAAATTAGTAGCACATACAGCGGCG